ACTCTTTCTTCCAGATTGCTTCCAGAGCATCATCATCGTCCAGCAGAGGTTCCACAGAACCAAACTCAGACTTGTCGTAGTTCCAATAACCATCCTTCTTCACAATCTTCAGTTTGAAGTTTGCACCTTGCCAAAAGTCAAAAGGATTGATAGGAGTTTCATCCTCAAACTCAGGTTGCATTGCTTCCATAATCTTATCAAAGATTTTCTTACCATACTTAAACAGGAAGACTTTACCTTCGTTTGTGGGATTGGTAGGATCCTTTACAACGTAGATATTTGAATAGTAAGATAGTTTACGCTTCTGCTTACGAACAGTTTCTTTATTTGCTTCAGTACCGCTGTTCCACAGTTCGCGGTTGTATTCCCCAAGAGGATCTTTCTGACCGATTGTAGTCAGAGAGTTCTCAATGTACCATCCTCCAGGTCCCTGAAAGGCGTGTGAATACATTTTTGCCCAAGGAACTTCTTCACCTTCGGGGGCAGGAAGAAAACGGATCACGGCAAAACCGTTACCAGTCTTATCCACTTCAGGTTTCCAGAGACGCTCATCAGCACCACCAGAAGTTGTGCTCATCTTCTCTACTTCTTTTACAAGTTTTTGCGTAAGAGAACCCAAAGAAGATTGTTTCTTAAGATCTTTAAAAGACATTAGATTACCTCGTATTTGTACGGATTTGGCTTTTGTGTACTTCGTTATTCTACAGGTCGGAACCTGTTTTGTCAATCTGTTGTTTCATTACTTCAAGCATTTTAGACATATTATTCAAAATAATATTCATATCAACATTTGGAGGAAGTCCCATCATTGTTGCAGACTGTGTAATTCTTTCTTTCATTTCAACTGCTTCTGGATCATCAGATAAACTTAATCTAGTGTAAAGAACTTTTTGTTTTTCAAGAAGTTTTTCAAGAACCTTAACGTGATTAAGTTTTTCTTCTTTTGTCATTGTAGAAAACTTAAAGACATTACGGTAAACATCTTCTTGCAATTCACCAATTTCTGCCATCTCAGCACGAACAACTTCAGATTTAAAGAAACTCATTTATCCCCCAAAATAATTTCTTTCAGAATATTTTTATAACGCTGTACATCAATATGTAGGAAGGGAGAATATTTTTTCATCTTCATACTTACAGATTCCCACACAGGATCTTTAAGTTTCTTATCAAAGTTTTTCCCGAACAGGAATATTCTATCATAAATCACTAGTGTTTCAAGACTAATGTTCCCGTTCAGGAAATTTTTAAGAACTGGTGGATGTCCTTTGGAACACTTAAAGACTTCATCTATTTTTTTATCTTCAAACAAATTTTGAGTTTCTTGTTTAAAGACATAGGAAAGTGATTGGTTTTTCTTTTTCCAGTCTTCATATCTTCTATCACCTTCTCGGATCATTTCACCAATCCAAAGTTTGCTTGGATCAGTACAGGTAATAAAATTTGATACAAAGAACTCTACAACTTCTTGATCTGTTTTTTGACGTGCTACTTTTTCAAACCAAAAACGATCTTTGCGTTTATAAAAAGATTGAACCGTTGCACGACTTTTACCACAATACTTAAAGTAGTCATAACTATCTTTTGTAAAGTGATTCTTTAAAGACAGATAACATTTATAGGCATCAACCGGCATCATTCAAAAAACTAATTTAGCGCGGGAAGTTTTTTTGAGAAAGTTAAGTTCCATTGCTTCATACTTAATTTTCTCTTTCAAAGGCTTAGAGATCAATTTAGGAACAGATTCTACATCAATGCTATTCTTTTCACAGAAGTGAATAATCGCATCAATATAGTTCATATCCTCATTAGTATGAACCAAGGACTCAATTTCTTGAGCAAATTTTGATGGACAAAAGAACTTACTTTCTAATGCTTTTTCTAATTCATTTTCCATCTGACCCAGTATTGTAATGTACAAATTCTTTGATATAACGGACTAATAACTTAATATAATCCCCTTTGTTTCTTTTGTCAAATACTTTGACTTCACCACCAGGAGTGACCATCAAAGTAATGAGTTTTTTAATTGGTTTTTCCGTGAGTTCATAATAAGCTGCTGCATAAAACATTTCTTGGACGAAATAGTTTTCAATCCACTCTTCTGGTTTGATTTTGTCTGAAGTTTTAAAGTCAATTACCGCAAGTTCCCCTTCATATTCGGCAATACAATCAACTCGTCCTGCAAGCCCGTAGTACTGTGAATATAAAGTTCTTTCAATTGCGTGTATGTTATTTATCTTATCAAGTTCTGGTTTGAGGTGATAGAACATAAACTTTGTTAGGGGTTGATAATCATCCCAGTTCAGTTCTTTATTTTCAAGATAGTCCTGACAAACTTGGTGAAAATCAGTTCCTCGTGCTGTTGCTCTTTTAGTGATACGATTTGCTTCTTCTAGACCAACACGCTCTCTCCACTTTACAAAAATCTGTCGATTATAAAAAGACGTTACAGAAGTGATAGAAGGCACCCACTGACCATCAGGAAGATGGTACAGACGGATGCCATTTTGTTCTTTCTTTTCTAATTCAAGGTCACCTAAAAAATTATGATGAATAAAACTCATACACCTACTTCCATTTTTGCAAGAATATATTCTTTAACTAATCCAGAACGAACAATGTCTTCTACGCTAAACTCAATAATATCAATTGATGGCATTACACGAAGAACTTTCATAAAATCAACAATGCCATTCTTTTCATTCGTTCTGATTAAATCAGATTGAGTTGCATCACCACAGAACATAATTTTAGAATTTTCACCAACACGAGTGATAATAGAATCTAATTCGTGAAAATTAAGATTTTGGAATTCGTCAACAATAATAATAGAGTTATCAAGAGTAGTTCCACGAATAAACGATGTACTCCAGAAACTAATCGTTCCTTGAGTTTTAAGATTACCATAAAGCATTTCAAAACTGGAATCATCTGGCATTTCAAACATATACTTTACCATATTCTTATAAGGAATTTGATAAAGTGAAGACTTATCTTCGTGATCTCCAGGAAGGAAACCAATTTCTCTTGTTGCAACTAATGAACGAACAATGTAAATTTTTTCATATGGAGATTTTTCATCAAGAACATCTTTAAGTGCATTATAAAGTGCAATAAAAGTTTTACCAGTACCTGCACATCCATAAGCAACAATGTTTTTATCCAATCGGTAAGATCTGAAAAATTCTTCTTGATTGTCAGTAAGAGGTTCAATGTCCCTCATTAAATCCATACTGATGGGTTTTTTCCTTTTCATTTGCTTATTGCTCATTCCAAAAGGTACGGGAGATGCGGGTTGATTTCTTTTTCTTGGCATTTACTTTCTAGATTGGTTTTACTTTGGACCCAGGAGCTTTTGATGCTTTATGTAAAATATCATTCCATCCAGGATGAGATTTTTTAAGTCTGTCATATATTTCTCCAACTTCACCAGATGAAGGGCAGGTTGAAGGATCAGACCAATCTCTATCCCAATCAGAGTTGTCTTTCTTCCATTGTTCCCAATCGTGAACACTCATCGTCACTTCTTTTTGTTCACCAGTAACTTTATTATAAACAGGGTATGTTGCCATATGTTATCAATTACAACAAAAATATTTATTCAATAGTGATGGATGGGGCATCCACACACTCAGCACATCCTTCACGAGTCCAACCAAGTGCCTCAGATACTGCAGGAAATTGGCAGGTAAAGATGCAACGAATCAGTTCTGCAATCTCCATATGTTCTTTCTGTGTTCCGTGTGCTGAACGAAGATCAATATAATGAATCCAAGAACGCACAGAACCCGTCATATAGAGTCTTGTAGGGGTTGCTAAGGGCAGTACAAACCTTGCACACTCTTTTGCCACACCCTTATCCAGAAGACGATTGTAGATGCTCTGAGAGTGTTCAAAAAGCACACGAATATCTTCAAGTAAAACCAGTTTCAAATAATCAGGAATATCATCAATACTATTTTGACGATTTTTAGTATCTTGCCTACGAAGTTCGGGGAGAGGAATTGATTTACTTAAAAGTCCAGTATCAGCATATCGTTGAGAAAACTCTTGA